TGGGTTTCCGAGGAGGTCGATGCCAAGGAGCTTCGAGAATTTGCCGTAGTTGTCCTTGCCAGTGATCTGGACGAAGCCGCGGCCTCGGTATCGCCAGCCGTCTCCTGACGCCTCGTTACCGTTGCCCATGCGGCCGCCGTAGGCGCGATTAGCGATCCGCTGCGGCTGTCTGGCGTAGGCCTTGGCATCGGAGGGCGTGAAGTACTTCGGGAACGTCCTCAGCAGGCCTTCGGCGCTGTAGGAAAGATTCTCGGAGATCGGCGCGAACGTCATCCCCGTTTCGATGCAGGGCGTGGCGAGGACATAACCGACATGACGACCGTCAGTGACGCCGTAGTGGTCGCAGGCATCGAGCAACGCCTCAACGCCGGATACTTGAGAGGAAGAAAGTCGGCCGCCGAATACGGAAGCGCGGACGGATGAGAAAAACTCTTTGCGGTCCAAGACCAGGCACTCTTGTGAATACCTGGATTCTAAGTCGACCGGCGGAACGGGAGAAGCCCACTGAGATGGGCAACTCGATGTTCTGGGCTGAATATGTCATTGGAGGCATAAATCATCGGGAAAATACCTTCAAAGGTATGTTCACGCCGCCAACGGCATCCGGTCCCCGTCGCCCCGCGCACGGTACCGACCATCGGCCGCCATCAGGATCATTGCCCGATTTCCATTAGGATAGAGAACGATGTGCGCATGCGCCCAAGTCGTCGGGCCGACATTGTATCCCTGGAAAAGCTTGGCGCTGACGCCTGCGACATAGGAGCCGTCGGCGATGCGAGGCGAGTGCGTGTGAGCAGACGTCACTCGCCGGCCGAAGCGGCGATACTGAAGCGGGCTGCCGCGGCTTCCGCCGATCCCGAGGTCGCCGTGAAGTCCGTGTTCGACCTCGGAGACGACGATGCTGCCGCCAGCCGGCGAGAACTGGACATCCGTTGCAAGGCCGAATTTACGGAAGGCATGTTCTGTGATGTTGAAATTGTCGTTCGCCGCGCGGACCTCGTCGTGCCAGTCGGCGTTCAGACGGTGCCAAGTGTGCGCGTTCTCGGCATCGTAGCGGCCTTCGTCGCTGCGAAGCCATTTCGCGATGGCGCTGTCGTGGTTAGATTCTACGACAATCGTGTTGCACCACGGCCGGCGGACGCCGTTCGCGAAGGCAACCGCCTCGGCGATCTCTCGCTCGACTGAAACCGTGCCGCGCGCCGCCATCCGGGACATGGATATCGGGTCGTGAATGTTATGGTGGTTGCGCCAACGGAAATCGAGCGTGTCGTGCAAGAAGGAGCCGAACGGCTTCAGGCGATCGAGGAGGTTAGGCGTCTTCAAAAACCGGAGGCTCTCGCGGTCGTAGCCCCAGGAAGCTATAGCTATGGCCTGATCGAGCTGATCATGGTGTATGTCGCCCCAGGCTATAGTTGAAACGCGGTATCCGGACTTCACCGTTCCATTCGAGACCAGAACGTCGAGGTCCTGAAAGCTCCCGCGATCGTCCGCGATGAGCTGGCCGAAGAAAATTTCACCGTCGGTGTCGATCTCAACAAGCAGCGCCCCGTAAGTGTGATGTTGGATCGCCTTCCTACCGGCTGCGCGCGGCGTATACGAAGGTACGGTGCAGCAGCCAGTCGAGATGGTGAAGCGCGGCTTCTGGTCGAGCATCCGCGGTATGCTTTCCAGAGCGACTCTGGCATGCGGCACGACGACGTGGCGGCCGCCGTTGGTGGTCTGCCAACCGTTGAGCGGGTTGGCGGCCGTCGGCAGGACGTTGGCATCGGCGACGAACAAGAGATCATCGGATAACCGGATGCGGTCGTAGACCATAAAATCTCGGAGCTCGGGGTCGAAGACCGCTGTCGCGGACGCGTGATCTTCGAAGAGACCCTTCTGATACGTATAGCCCGCGACTAAAAGCGGAGCATTCAGATGGGCGGCGTAGGCGTGGAGGTTGTCGAGGAAGGGCTTGAAGACCGGCGTGTCGTCCTGAGCTGACGTCAGGATAAAGCGATGGACCTTGCCAGGCGTGATGTCCGCCGAGACTTCGGCGATCGATGAGATGCGGACTGGCTTGGGTTTCTCCGGCTTTGGTTCTTCCGCCGGCCGATTTCGGAGATGCTCAAGAGCATACCTGGCTTGCTTCTCAGAACATCCAAGCCGTTCGGCTATGGCTCGGCGGCCGAGGCCTTGAATTTTCAGGTCAGCAATTTTAGCTGCGCGGTCTACGACCGTAGTATTTTTAGGCATGTGATGTCTCCCGTGACAGAGAGACCGTGTGTCGGAGATTTCGCACTTGCAAATTCCGCCGGCGAAAATCAGAGGCCGAGCTTGCGCTGGATCAGCGGCACGACGAACAGGGTTGCCGCTGTCCAGAAGATCGTGAAGAGGCCGAGCGCACCCTGGATATAACTTTTGTAGCTGGTATTCGCGCTCTTGATCGCCTGGATGTCCGACTTGATGGCGTCGATTTCGACTTTCATCGAGTTCTGGGACTGAATGAAAAGGTCCAATTTTTCGGCGATCCGCGCCTGTCCTTCTACGATACGAATGAATTGGTCTGTCGTTATGGGATCGGCCATAAAACTCTGCTCACTTCTCTAGGCTATTCTCTATTCAGCGCACGTCGGCCTGCAAGATTCGAGCCCACCTGCCACTCATTCAGCAGGCGCAGGCGGCGTGTAAGTGACCTCCGTGCTTTCGAGGCAGGAGGACGCGTCGACTTCGGTCGTGCTGCCGATCACAGCGGCCGCCGCGTCCTCTTCGGCGGTGTCGCGACGTCCCCGGGGATTCGTATAAGCGACGTCAGGCCGACGGGACCGTTGTTTGGAAATGCGGCGGTCGATCATCTCTGTCATCGCCGCCGAAAAGGTGTTCGCCATAGATCAGGCCTCCTCAAAAAATTTGATTTGCTTCGGCAGACGCAGCGCCTCGGTGCGCACCGTGATGCGGCGAGCCAGGAGGTCTTCCTCGCGAAGCGGAGGGAACGCGATGACCAGTCGGGTCGGGTTTTTGCCAATAGCCGCCAGCGGATCGAGACCGACCGACGAAGCGTCCAGTGCGATGGATGCCTGCGTGTCCGCGTCGTTCTCGACGTAGTTGGCAAACGGGCCGATGGTGTCGAGGCCGATGGCGTTCACGGGCTGGTAGAGCCTGCCGAGGGTCATGGAATATGCCAAGTCTCCAGTCTGTTCCTGGCCTTCACCAGGCGCAGGGGCTGCCGTCCCGTCGCCATTGGTCGAGGCGATGCGGATGTTCGCCATCGATCGGCCCTTCCGCTCGATGGAACGCTCGATCGAGATGATCTTGCCGACAACCTCGCCAACCCTCGGGACCTCGATCCGGATGCTATCCGCGCAGGACATATCCCGAGCGGCTGCATACGGAATCGAGAACGCCAGTTCGGCGCAGCGGGCGCGGAGCGTGACGATCCGGCGCAGGCGGTTGATGACATATCGGATCGACCGCTTGCCGCGATTGGTGCCGAAATACGTGGCGAGACGCCGATCCGCCTGCGGCGCGAGCTTCGTGAAGGCGCGAGACCAATATTTTTTCTTCGGGATGCCCCAGTACATGGAGAAGCGCGGCGTCGCATCGTGCTCGAGGAGGCAGACGAAGCGACGGCCATTGTACTGCACCGTGTCGCCGACGACATAGTGCCGACGGATCAGGGTGTCTGGGTCTTCGTGTTCCCACATGCGCGTCACATGGTCGAGGTTTATGTCGCCAAGCGTCAAGACCTCGACGGTCTCGATCAGTTCGTCGGCCACCGGGCGCTCTAGCGCGACAGGCATTTCGATGTCCACGATCTCTTCACGGGCCTGCTCGTAGTCATGATAAGCACGCCAGGAGTATTCGATATTCTTGGCGCGGAGATTGAGATATCCACCTGCGGCGTCACCATAATTGCTCGAATTGGCCTGCACGCGCAGCGGCAACAGCGCCGGAGTGACCGAAGTCACCTCGAAGCTGTCGAAGGTCCAGCCAGTGTCCGAGCCGATGGGATCGCCTGCCTTGGGAACTGCGGCAAGCCAATCGTCGAAGGTGAAGGTAGAAACGCTACCGAGGAAGTTAGAGTCCTGTCGGGCACGGTTCCGCTGGGCGAACTGCACCGATGCCCTAAGCCGTGTGACGGGCTTGGGGGGATTGTCCACCTGGAGGGAAATACCGCCTTCGCGGAGCCCGCTTGGCACAACGTGTTCGGTGCGCCCCCCGACTATATCGACGAGTTCAGGCTCGAGGGTGATAGGATCGAAGCGCCACATCTCGTTTCTGGCGAGAATTGCCGTGATCGGGTCCAGATAGGCGTCGACGTCAAAAAAGACCGGGTCGTAGCACTCGGCAGCGAAGCGCTCCTCGGGGTCGGCATCGGGGTCATAATTCTCTTCCCCTACGCGCAGCGCCATCGCGGCGGCACGGAGGGCGAGGTCTTCGCGCGGCGGAACGCAAACGAATTCAAGGCGAACCGTTTGCGTTCCGAGTTCGACGGGCACGACGTTAACGCGGCCACGGCAAACCTGGACAGGATCGGCGTCACCCGGCAGCTGTTCAGAAAACACATAGTATTTCTGGTTCAGACCGATGAGGTCGGTGATGTGGAAATTGCGGACCTCTGCTTCAAACAGTGTTTTGATGACGTTGTCGCCCTCGGCCTCGCGTCGCACGAAGTCGAAGACCTTGAACGGGTTCTTGCAGTGGGCCACGGGGTCGAAGGGCGCGTTCCATGCCGATAGTGGTGCAAGCCATCTCATTCGTCTGGCCCTCCGACTTCTTCGCAATAGAGCTCCCACGAGACCTCTGCATTCGCGTCGGAATACGTCTGCTTCCAAGGCTGAAAGACTTTTAGCTTGAGCACGGGCCTGTAATAGATGCGCAATACCGAAGGAGCTGCGGCAGACAGCGTGATCACGCGACCGGCCGCCGTGAATGGGACATCGGTAAAACCAAGCGTCAAAACCCGGATCGAACCAGGGTGCGGGTCGCGTTTCAGGGTACGGACTGTTTCTCCAGCGTAGAAGACGTCGTCGAGTTCGAACGTCGGAACACAGAGGAACTCGGCCTTCCGACGAACATTGTCCAGCGCAGGCGCACGGAGTTCGGCAGGTCCAGACGAGCGGATCGTGACCGAAAAGAGGTCGAATGCCGGATCGGACATGTCCTCGACAGCGCCGTTCCAGGTCCGGTCGAGATACATGGCGTCCTCGATCGGCTGGAAGTCGAAGGTCAGGTCGGTACAGGTCTGCCAGCCGATGGCAAGATCGGAGCAGACCATGGATGTCATGGGAATAAAGTCGATCATGTTCAGTCGATCCTCAGCTTCTGCTTCATCTCGCGAACGAGACCCTCGGCGTCGATATCCTGAAACACCCCCCCGAACGACTTTCCGCCGATATTGAAGTTGAGAGTGGTCTTGTTCGACCAGCGCTTGGCTGACGCATAAAGCTTGTCAGGGTCTAGTTCGGCAGAGCCATCTGCTCGAATGATCCCACCATTGTAGTTTTTCAGGGTCTTGTCCCGCTCGGCAATCTGTTCCGCACGGGTCTTTCGACCGTACGTGTCCAGACCCATGTTACGCATCAGGCCCACACGCTGTTCCAAACTGGCGTTGGCGAGTCTCTTCGCCATGTAGGCGGCATCGCTTTCCCGCATTCTCTTTGCGGTCCGCTCCTGGATTCCGTTGTATTTGGCAACGATCGGTTCGGCGAGCTTGCCCCCGATCCATTCTCCAAGCTTCCACGCGGACAGCAGTGCAGTGGCTATCAACGCAATCTGTCCCGCTGCGGCGGCCGCCGCGCCGCCTATACCCGCGAGCGCAGGGGTAAAGACCCCAAGCAACCCCCGCCCAACGGAGAGAATGCCGCCAAGAATTCCGGACAACCGGAGCATGCCAACAAAAAGCGCCGCCGTGAGGATGTCGGTATTGAAGAACGACAGGATCGGCTTGATCGCCTGATGAAGTGTGTCCAGAACCCGCCGGAACATGCCCCAGGCTTCCTGCAGGTGAGCGAAGAAATCCTTCGCGGTCGCCACAAGGTCATTCAGCCACGTAAAATCCTGCGCCTGTCCGCCGCTGAGGACCGCAAAAGCATCCGTTGCGAAAGATTTCACAACGAGGAACGTGTCGCGAAGCTTGTTCAGCCAGCCCCAGTTAGAATCCATCCCTGAGAAAATCCTGGCGAATTCGGTGTAGACTTCCGATCCCACGGAAACGACGAGCTGTTTGATCGTCGTGAAGGTCCTTTTCGACCATTCGATCAGCGCAGCGCCTTTCTGGAACAGCGCCGTGTCGAAATCCGTGGAACCCGAGATCAGCCTACCGACGTCGTAGAGGACCGCGCGAACAGCAACGAACGTCTCCTTGACGTATTGGGCGATCGTCTGGCGGTACTTGGCGAGCCAATCCGCGAACTGCCTGTTGGTTTCCTCGAGCAGAGGGCTGACCTCACGGGCGATTTCGAGTTTCGTACCCTCGATCGCTCGGTCGCGGACGAGTTCCGAGGATTTCAGGCGTGAAGAACGCTCGCCGTCTGCCTGGGTTTCCACGCCCCCATAACGTTCCATCTCGGCGCGATAACGTGCAACGCCCGCGCGACCCTGGAGCAGCACCGGGAGATGGGTCGTGTCACCAAAAAGACCACGGACGATCTCGGTTTTCTTTGCTTTGCCCTCGATCTGCTCGAGCGCTCCGGCGATTTCCATGAGTGCGTCAGCCCCGCCAGACATCGCACGGTTCGCGTCGAGACCAGCAGCCTTGAGGTCCTCGAGCGCACGTCCCGCAGGCCCCATGGACTCCCGGAGCGCTTTAGACGCCTCGACGAGTTGCTGATACTCCACCAACAAGGGCGTCAGCATTTCCGATTGTCGCCGCTGGAAGGCCGCAATGCCAACTGTATCAGCGCCATTGCTGATCATGGAGTCAGCCATCATCGACGCGATGCGACCGCTGCGGATGCTCTGCATTTTCTGTTCAAGACGACGCATCCTCCACTCAACGCTGTCGAGCGAAGCCATGCCTGCGGACTTGGATGTGTCTATCAGGGAGGTGAGAGAATCGGCATCTCCCGCCCGACTAGCATACGGAATACCTAGCTGGAGGAACCGTCGAGCACGAACGACCGCGCCCTCGGTGCTGTCGAGACCGCGTTCGATCTCGCGAATAGTGGAAGCGACGGCCTGAAGCGACGATAGCAGTGCATCGGGACCCGTACCTTGGCTCTGAGAAGCATAGGTTAGCGCCGCGAGATCGGGGATGCCAACGCCCGTCTGCTGTGAGGTCAGATCGAGGCTACTGAGATTGTCGGCCGAAGACTTGGTCGCGGAGATTGCGGCAGTCGTCAGCGCGGCAACTTTGGCAGCGGCCGCCGTGGCTGCAATGCCGACGGCGGCGAAGGACGCCTTCGCACCCTTCTCAATCGCCGAGAAGGAGACCTTCCCAGCCGCCTTGGTCAGGTCCTTGAGGCCGCGTGTCGCCTGCTCGATGCGGCGCTGGGCTTCGGCGACCGACGCCGAGGCAACGGTCGCGAACTGGCGGCGCACCGCTTGTCCGGCACGTCGCGACAGGTCAACGGTCGCCGTTCCGGCACGACTCGCCATCGATCTGATGGTGGTCTCAATACGACGCGACGTGGAAACCACGCCGGAAAGGCCGGCGAGGACAAAACGCTGAACAATGTCTGTTGGACGCGCCATTAGTAGATTTCTCCCAGTCTGGCCGCTGCTTCCTTGTCTCCCGTGGCGGCGGCAATAGCGTCGGCAATGAGCAGACGGCTTCGTTGATCAACCTCTGCGGACGCACGACGGGCAAACGCGAGGGCGATGGGCGACAGGTCGAACCCATCGCGGCCAGTGCGCACCGTGTACTCGGTAGCATCACGGACGAGGGTCAGGAGACCAGAGTCGCGCGGTACTTCCTCGGCGTTTGCGTCAGGCTGAAGCCGTGGAGGTTTCGCCGTTCCCTTCTTCCGCTCTTCTTCAAAAAAATCGTCCACGTCGCGCAGGACGAAGGTGATCTCGGCGATGCTGACGAACGCATGCGCGACGGCTTCGCGGCCGAGGCGCAGAAGGGCGTTAGCGGAAGTCGTCATGCCGACGGCCGCAAGCGCTGCCATGGCATCCAGTCCAAGTACGACGATCATCTGATCTGCCGTCTCGCGGGGCTTCGTGCTGTGGACCAGTTCCGTCAGGGATGGATGATCGAGCAGCAGGCGCAAGAATTCGCGGATGGTCACGGCGCGGATGGTCACGTCATCCTTCAGCCACGGCATGGCATGGCCCGCCGCAGGGTCTACGGCGGCGACAATTTCCTTGATCGTGACTGTATTGCCCTGCATCGCTAGCCTCCCTTAGATGCGGGCGGCCGGAGCCGCCTTAACCCTTGAGTTCGGTGATCTTCGCGAAGCGGTACTTCGAAGGCTTTGTGCCGTCGGCATAGACGCGAACGTTCAGTTCGACCTGCAGGTAGTCGTCTCCACCCTGCAACGGGATCGATCCGGTGACCGTGATACGGACATTCCAGAACTCGATCTGGTAACGGACGCCCTGTTCGTTGATGCCGTAGAACGTGATCTTTCCGAAGACGCCTTGGCCGGCCATGAGACCGTAAACGGCGATATCGTCTTCCTCGTCGATAGCTGCGGCCGAGAAGGTGACTTCTACCTTGGTCGCGCCAGCCGGAATCAGGGTGATTTCGATATCACCAGTCTCAGCGATCAGCTTGTAGTGAGTGTCGAGCACGAAGTTGATAGGCTCCTCCGACCCGTCGTCGATCGAGACGATAGAGACGTTGCGTTTGCCGAGATTGTAGCTTCGGCCAACCTTGAGGTTTAGAAACGTCTTCGTCTCAGTCGCGACCGCATCCTGCGTGAGCTTGTCGCCATCGGAATCCATGAACAGCATCGACGCGACAGTCCTGTTTAGCGACAGGCAGGTCATCGTAAAGCTGGCGTCCTTCTGGATCGTCTTGGTCGCAGCAAGTGTCTTCTCCGGATACTCGCGCGAGAAGCGCTCGATGTCGGTGAGCGTCGGCGTCAAGTTGGCCGCTTCGATATCGCCGAGGGGTTCGGCGTAGTCGGTACCACGCGGCTGGAGACGCGCCTGCGTCGCCATTTGGACGTAGTGGTCGAGATCAGGGGTGAATAGCTGTGCCATGGTTGTGATTAACCTCCAATGATTGTCGTAGCGCTGCCTGGAGCGGTAACCAGCCAGCAGGAATATCTGACGACGAGGACCGCGAGGCCCGCCGCGGGTTGACTGGTCGCCGAGGAAGAGCCTGCGTATGCCCAGTCATTGACTCCCTTGAGGATCAGCGCGGGATCGCGCAGCGCGTTCTCGACCTCGACTTGCAGGGACTCGAGAGCATCCTCGACCTCGTCGATGTCGCCCTGGACAGCGAGAGTAACGGTGACGGCCATATCGCGCCGCGTCGGGCGCGACGCAGCGACATTCCGCCCGACGGGGATGCCGCCGTCGGTGACGTCAACGGTCGCCAGAGGGACCTCGTCGGACTGGAAGGCTCGCTCGGCGCGGATTGCCGACACGACAGCCGCAAGGGATGCCACGCCGTCGCGGAGACGCTGCTCGATACCCTTCCTCAACTGCGTTTTCGGATGCAACGCCATCAGCGCTCCTTGAACAATTCGACTTCAAGGAGATCGTGACTGTGTAGCCTGCAAGATTCAGGTCGGTAGCGTTCGCCGGCGATGACGAGACGGTCATCGTTGTTGATGGCGCGGTCCGTGTGGTCCGCCCGAGCAGGAGCAATCGCCACGATGTCAGACAGTTTGATCCAGGCAAACGGTGCGGGAGCCGACATCGCGATGCCGTCGGCATCGACGATAATCTGCGCCGGGTTAAAGATCAGGGTGACGGAATGACCCGAGGACGGGCCGTCGAAACGAATCCAGCGATGGGAGCCGGGTTCGTGAATGAGCTTCATGGCTCGCCGGGTCATGTGGTGGAAATAGCGGGCGGACATCAGGAGGCCTGCGCAGTAACTGGCATGATGACGTCCGCGATGGCTTCGGCGATCACCTCATATCCGGCAGCATTAGGATGCGCGCTGTCGCGCATGTATCCCGCAGCGTTAGCTATTTCCCATGTAGAGCCAAGGACTCCCTGGATGTCGACGAGGGGTAGTCCATTTCTGCTGGCGAGCTCCTGAATGAAGGGTACGAACCTGTCGAGGTATCCGGCGTACTGATTGCCAATCTGATTGGGGACAACAAGCAGCACGTCAGAACCACTGCTACGGCAAGCATCTATTATAGCCTGCATGTCACGCATGTAGGCTTCCTTCTGAACGCGCTGAGCGGCGACAGTTGGAGAGTCCTGGATGCTGTCATTGATGCCGAGATTGAGAATACAAAGGTCGGGATCAAGGCGTTCGAGCGATTTCAGCGGAGACCAAGCTCTGTTGTGGCCGTTGTTCCAATCTGCGGCCCTGGATGTACCCCATCCGCAATTCACTACGGACGCCTCTTTGGCTGACGAGTCGTAACCGATCATTCCGAGGCAGTAGACCCTGTCAGTCGTTGCGTAGGATCGGATACCGATCGTGCGCCTTCCCAGCGCCGTCGGGACAGTTACCTTGATAATGCCACCAGGATTGTCGTTATCGAAGGATGTGATGTACGTCCCGAAATCCACACCGTCGACATCGACGGTGAATCCTACGAAGCTTGAAGCCACGGCCGGAGCGCGCATTAGGAAGTAGACTTCGACGGTATCTACAGCGCTGATCGTATCGAAGGTCAGCTTACCCTGTCCCTGAGTCACCCCAGTACGCAGAGCAAAACCGCCAAGGGTGTGTCCGACAGAAAGAGGGGTGTCCGCATTTGACAGACCCCATCCCGTCGTAAAGGCTACGCGGTGGTCGTAGGTATTGAACTGTGGCGTGTTCCCATTCCCAATCCAGTTTGCCCAGCTTGCAGGTGTTCCCCGAGCGGCGAGGATTTGAGCGAGTTGGGTTGGATACGACCCTGCTTTGTCGTTTGTCACCGCGCTGGTCGCATACGCACCGAAGCCAGCCGTGGTAGAATCGCCGAGACAAAGAACACGAGCGGGCCTCATTCCAGATCGCTGTGCACGCACCGCCGCCGACCACGTTGGCAAACCGGGGATTTCAAATTGGTTGTTTGGAGCTACGGTCGCACCGGGCCTGATCCCGTTGGCGGCCCAAAGAAATGGCACCGGGTTGCCGCGCAGTTCGCCGCGATCAAGGCTAAAACCGATTGTAGACACCGTCTTCGCGGATAGGGCTGGCCCGCGAGACCGACGGGTGATCTGAACAATGGGAGGCACCGAGAACTCGGCAGGAAAGTCATACGTCTGCTCGGTAGGCGACACGAAGTCGCTGCTTCCCCATGCCATCCGCATGTCACCAATGTCGATGTAGCCCGCAGTGGCATGATCATTGATCACGGCTCCTGCATCTCCCGGAGCTCCTTTAATCTCCTCGAGCGTGACAAGATCGGCGAACTGACCGCCGTCCTTACGCCATTGGATAGCGGTCTCCGACTTCTGCAATTCGACGGACTTTCCATCCGGTCCTTGGAGCGAAGCGAGCCAATCCTCTAAGGTTCCTTCGAACCCTTGCTGAACTGCTAGCTGGTAAGCCGACTTCCCGGCGGGACCTGGAGTGCTACCATCGCCTCGAGTGTTAGGCTTGAAAACAGGCCGAAACATTAGACAACCTCCAGAACCTTGACGACAGTGTCGGCACCAATGGCCTTCCAGCGCAGCGTGCGCCCACCGTCGAGCAGACCGTAGAAATGAGTGCCAGGAAGGAGGTCGAGCATCTGGGCATCGGCCGGACTGGCGACGTTCGCGATGAGAATCCCGTCGTCTCCGGAGACATGAATCTCGACGAAGTCGCAGGAGGGATTACAGATGTGCGAGGTCATGGTCGCGCCGACGGTGTGCGTCGAGACGCGATTGCTGTCGAGCACGGCGATCTGAATGCTCTCGTAGCCGGGGCCGTCCGTAGACGGGAGTTTGGCGGAATTTACAGGCATCGGAGACCTCCAGAAAAAGACGATCGAGGCGGCGGCTAAGGGAGATACCCGCCACCTCGTGTCGCAAGCGAGCCGATTAGGGCTTCAGCTTGAGCTTGATGATGGCCGAAGGCCTCTGGACGTAGGACAGCACGTCGGTGGTGGCCTTGAGCTCGACGCCAGCGTCGTGATCGAGGAGCTTCGTCGACCAGTATTCCGGCTCTCCAAGCGTGCCGAGCGTAGCGGTCGCGATGCCGGGGGCGTGACGCACCTGGTACATGTCGTCTGCGTTAGGGCAGAGGTAGGCCTCGTCGTCGGCGATGATCGGCCGTCCGTCGATCTTGCCGCGGCTGTAGCTGACGGCGACGATGTCGTTCGCGATCGGGAACCCTTCGCGGTTATCGGCACGAAGGAACGCGCCGTCATGCCAACGTTTCCAGGCTTCGATCATCTTCGGGTGCTGGGTCAGCTTCGAGAAGAAGGCCTTGCCACAGATGAGGACGTAGCCGTTCGCGTCGAATGCACCAAGTTCGTCTTCTGCGATCTCCTTGCATTCGATTAACTTCTGCACGACTGGCGTCGAGGCAGTGTTCAGATCGAACTCTACTTCGTGCTGAGTCTGCCCGAACTTGTCGTACCAGTTGTATCGGACGAAGAAGTTGCCATCCCTGTCCATCTCCAGAAGTTTGCCCGTGATAGCGGCACCCTTCGAATATTCCCAGCGGATCAGGTTCCGCTTGTGCTGCTTGTCGAGGATTTTGTTCCTCTCGACTTCGAAAGCCTGTTCCAGCTCCGAGCCTTCAGCGCGCACGCCACGGATAGACTCTGCGAGAAGCTCGTCAGTCTGCGGATAGTGCGGAATCTGGACGTCGAACACGCCGCGGATGTTACGCGTCGTGCTGTCACCTTTGGCACCACGGGGCGCTTCCGGGATAAGCGACAGCGTGCCTTCGCTCAGTTCGATGAAAGCGGAATTGCGGTACGAACCTTCTGTATTCCAGTTCAGCCACTTCGCGAAGTACTGCGGAATGTAGGGCTGCTTGTCGATGTAGTCGAGCATCGACCTGAAGGTGAAGATGCCCTGTACACCTCTGTAGATGTCAGCAAAATTCTTAGCCATTGTTCTTTTTCCTCCTCAGGAATTCGGTCAGCGCAGCTTGATGCCGGCAGCCTCGACGGCGGCGACGATCAGAGCTTTCGCGGGGGCGGTCAGGTCGCCGAGCGTGGTGTCGCGCGTGCGGACTTCGGCGTCCTGGTCAACGACCAGCTCGTCGATGTTGCCGTCGGTCGCGAGGGTCGGGCGCACCAGGAAACCGACCATGAGCTTGGCGTAGCCTTCGAGATCAGCGGCAGACACCGACGTCGCGGCGACCCAGAGGCCTGTCGGGGTGTCGAAATCTCCGGAAGCGGCGACAGCCTCTTCGTATTCGGCGATGACGACTTCACCCGAAGCGTATTCAGTCTCGGATTCCTTCAGGGTCACGGTGCTGTACGACCGGTCGCTGTTGGCGACGGAAAGGATGAAGGCCGCGGCGACCCGGTTCATGTAATTGATAGCCATATCTCAGGTCTCCTCAGGCGCGCTTGTTGAGTTTGTCGTAACGGCTACGCGTCGCCGCTGACGAGCTTAGGGTTTCCCGGTCTTCGCGAGGCTTCAGGCCTTCGGTAGATACGCCGCGAGCGCCGGATTTCGTCAGCTCGCGAAGGACTGCTTTGCGAATCTGAGAGCCACGAGCGCCGTTGGCGCGCAGCAGGCGGGCGAACTGTCCCAGCTCGTCGGACGCACGCTTCGCGGTCCTGACGGCCTGATCGGCGTCAGCCTCCTCTTCGGGGGTCAGCTCGTCGGAAGTCGCTTCGTCCTCGTCGGCGCGGGCCTTGCGCTTCGCCCTGAGCTTGCGGAGCTGCTCCTCGAGTTCGGCTTCGAGGTCTTCGTCCTCGTCGGCACGCTTTCCACGCTTGCCACGGGTCTCTTCCTCGTCTTCCTCGGCGCGAGCCTTGCGCTTACCGCGAGTTTCGTCCTCGTCGGTCTCCTGATCCTCGTCGGCGCGCTTGCCGCGCTTTCCACGCTTGCCTCGGAACTTCCTGAGACCACGAGCACGCTCGAGCAGGTCGTCGGAAATCTCGACATCCCCGTCGACAGCGTCCTCGACGGCGGCTGTGACTTCATCGATCGCCTCTTCAGCGGCGACGACCAGGTCTTCGATCTGGGTTTCGTCCATAGTTCTCTCCTGTTTTCTGGTTTGCGACCGCTTCCGAACGAAGGTCGGCATCGGGTAGAGCGTCCGGCTCTTTTTGCTCCTGGTGCCTGTAGTGATCGCATTGGGGTCTGCGCCGATCGGGACAAACGAGGCCTCATGGAGGCCCCATTTCACGGCAACTGCGAGCGGGACATCGCCCTCGCGCTCGGTGAATTCGTACTGACTGACCGAGAAGCCCGCGCTGATCTGCCGGAAAAATCCAGCCTTGACATCGGCTTCGATGTGGCTGCGCGACGGGGCGAACAGCGCGGTCCCGAGGACCTGTCTATTCTCCACACGCACGTCGTCGACGCGACCGAGCTGGGCTTCCAAGCCTCGGTCGGTCATGTGATTGTCGATCAGCGGCATGTATGGAACGCGCGAGAAGTCGAGACCGTCGGCGAGAAGGACCTCATCTACTTCGATCTTGGCGTTTGGATCGCCAGGACGGTCAGGATCGGGGATCATCGTGCGGACGGGCGTTTCGGTCGTGATGATGATCGGGATGCCAGCGGAGGAATCGGAGACAGCATCAGCCCGCACTTCGATAGCGCGTCTGGAAATCTCGACTCCTCGTGTCCGTACTTGCGTCATTGGCAATCCCGAATTGATCTTGGGAAAGCCTGGCAGAATGATTTGCAAGATTCAGGTCGGGGGTTGCCGCCGGCGGAATACGAAAACAAAGAGACCCCGGAAGTCGCCCTCCGGGGTCTTGGTTTGTCGAAATCCTGACCGCTTACATTTTGCGACGCGTCGAATACTCGACGCGGGATACGATCTCCTGCGGGACCTTTTCGTTGGAGTATTCCATGGCCATCAGCAGAAGCGGAAAGAGGAACTTATCCTCCGTATACGCCATCAGCGAACGGCCCTTCGGCACACCAACGCGGCGGATCATATCGAGCATCACCAGAGTGAAACCCATGAGTTCCTCCATCTTCTTCTGGCGCGGTGCGCCGAAGAAGATGTCGTGCAGTCCCGCATAGGTGATGCCACCCGGCGGATCGATCAGCAGGTACGCCGACGGATCGGCGGCCATTTCCATAGCGAGGTCCGACTTAGGACCTGCTACGATCTCACCGACGCCGAAGACGACATGCGGATCGTCGATCGTCTCGGTGTCAACCGCCGCCTTTGCCACGAGATCATCGTGGAATGCCGTCATAGCCGCCTTAGCGGCGAGAACGTCAGCAGCGGGGAAGCGGAAGGTCGTCTTCTTGGACATGCCAAGTTCCTTTCACCCGGGCGGTGCGAAGACCCGGGCAGCAGCTTACAGGGTCGCACCTATAAGCTGCTTGAAAGGCGTGAAGTCAGACATGGTGTCAGGCTCCTTTGGTTCGTTTCGACGCAGACGTCATACGAGATCGTTTCATAATGAGGCATTAATTCAAGTGGTTAGCCATCTGTGATGTCGGCCGATGACAATTTAACGACCGTCGGATATCTCCCGGAAATCTCAGGGTTATCCGGTGACAGAAACGAACGGCGGGCCGAAATATTTTTTCGACCCGTCGTTGATATCAGGCTGGTTCGAGTTCTTCCCGAGCTTCCTCCCGGTCGTCGTCATCCAGGTCCTCATCGTCGAAGTCGAGATCGTCGCCGTCGAGGTCTTCGGCACCCTTGAGAATGGTGTCGAAGATTGATGGCGGGGTCTGACCATCACCGTCGGCGGCCGGCGTGCCTGCGCCGCTGGTGTCGGGAGGGACCTTGTCGAGGCCGTAGACGGGATAGCCGAGCTTGAGGAAAATCGCCCGCGCCGTCTCGAGCGCGATCTCTGCGTCGATATCCTCGACATCCTCGCCGAGCTGGGCGACGGCGCGCTTCCTCGACATGATGCCGTTCTTGATCGCCTCGACGACAGCCTGGATTTCCTGAAGCGGATGGATATGGCCGCGCTTCGGGGTCATCCATTCGACCTCGTAGTAGTCCTCGACGGTCTTGCCTTTCTCCGGCACGAACAGGCCAGCAAGATAGACCGACGACACGAAGCGTTCCCACGTCGGCTGGCAGAAACGAGCGACCATGACGTGATGCTGGATCGATTCGATGTGCCGGATCATTTCGAGCTGGACAGCGCGGTATTGACGGTCGCTCGTCATCTTGTCGTGGTTCATATTGACCATCTCGACGTAGAAGCCGAACGCAACTGCCAAGGCCGACAGGTATTCGCGTTTCACGTCGCTGTAGTTCGCGTCACCGGGGATCGGCTGCGCCTGCTCGATATCCCAACCTTCGGGGATTTCTACCCACTCATTAGGTTCAAGCGCCTGGAATTCACCATCAGCCCCCTCGAACATCGTCTCCTCGTCGCCGGCGAGACGGGGCTTTTTGTAGTATCCGCCGCGAGAAGACGACACGATCATACGTTCGAGCTGGACTTCGTCGTAAGTTCGCGCCCGCTGCGTAACCTTGAGAGCGGATGCGCCCCACGGATAGCCGCGGGTGTCGCCGATGCGGTCGGGAAGATAGACGTGGAGCACATCCGACGCCGGAACACGCGACGGCAACGACGACCCTGTGAGGAAAACGTCACGGGGGTGGTGGTCGAACAGCCAGTATGCGACGGGCCTGTCGATCTGATTGCGCTCCACGCCATTGATGATCAGGTTTCCGCGCTCGCCGCGCAGGGTTTTCTCAAGGGGCATGTAATCCGCTTCCAGTAGTTGAAGCTGGAACGGGACCTTGCATTTCATATCGGTGTCGAATCGCGGGCGAAAGCGCACCAGGACCTCACCGTCGCGGGCCATGGCAACGGCAGCCTGGAACTGTAGCCCTTCGAACGTGAGCTGGCCGCGAGCGTCAGCTTCGCGGGACCACTGCTTCCAGAGTTTCCGCAGAACCTTGTTCCGCACGATCGGCTTGATTCCGTGATGCACGACGTTCCTGCCGACCTGGTTGCAGGCCTGCCGATAGTACGGGTCGTTGGCGAACATCCAGCGGCTCTGGGCGCGCAGGACCGCGTGTTCCGCATTGCGTGCGTTCGGGCCAACGTCGGCAACCTGAACCGTTCTGGGGCTTTCGGCGGCCGCCTCGAAGAATGTATCTCCCCGCGATACGGTGAAGAGGTTCGCGGCGCGCTGGCTCCAACGCGAGAAGGTGCGGCGGACAGTTTGCGCGACCGACGGCGGGGCGGCGGGTGGCGAGGATGGATTGTGAGAACGGTTCTGGCTCATCTCGGGCGCACTCCGAAAAGGACCCGCTTGCGGATCGGAGATTTCCGCTTCACACCGTCGATCTCGTCGATCCTGGCTTCGATCTGCTCGAGAATCAGGACGGCTTCGGCGAGACTGCGGAACTGCTGGCCTCCCGACGTAGGATGGCTGAGACCGACAATCGGAGACGCAATGATCTCTTCGATGTCCTCGGCCTCTTGGACGAGCCACTCTCGGCTCCGTCTACGAAACAGCTTCATTCCATGCTCCTCACCATGACCGGGCGCGGGAGGATTTGATCTTTCCGCCCGTCCTCGGCTGCCGTTTTCCTGTCGCGCCCTCCGCTGATGACGGCACCATTGCCGTCGGCGGCTGCGCATGCGCCTGTGGCTTCGGTTTTCGGTTGGGCGATGGCGCTACGGATGCGGGAGCTTGATCCAGCGCGACCGTGGCGACCTTCTGCTCGAGTGCGAGGGCCGAAAAATCCTTCCCGTCGTAGTCGAGCGCGCCCGTGTCCGGGTCGAAGCACACTTCGGGTATCCCGAGCTTCTCGCCTGCAAGATTCAAATCACGCCATTTGATCCAAGTGGCTTGCAACCCCTTGAGGGCAGCGTATGCATAAGCAAGGCATGCCCATTCTTCCTCGGCGCGGCCACCTTTCTTCGGCTGCCAATAGAAGCCGCCGCCGATCTTCTTGCGTTCTTCGCACATCAGCTTGTCAAGGTAGTCGGCGTTGCCGGCCAATATCGATCGGGGGAACATCGGAGCGTTGTCGCCACGAACCTGGATAAGTCTGAAGACGGCGTCCTTCGCGAGCTGGCTGTCGATGACGTAGTAGCTGACGCCGAGCTTGCGGCTCTTCGACGCCTTTCTCGGCCACACCGTCGAGGATCGCGTTCCTTTGGCGTTGTTCTTACCCTTGATCGACCAGACAGAGCGGCGCGGCGAGAACTTCGACGTGAAGAGCCTGGTCTCGTCGGCGAAGTGGCCACCGAGGTCGATGGCGGTCGCAGAGATTGGGTGCGGATATCCGGCTCGATTGCGGAACGTCCTGTCCAGCAGAGCGGTCATGTGCTTGTCGGCTTCGGGATCACCAGGCTCTCCCTCGACGATCCAGTGGCCGATGAGTCTCATCTGACCACGCCGGGTCCATCCGACGACTGAAACCTCTCGAGAGGCTAGCTGGTCGAACTGGGAACCTTCCTTGTTAGTCTGGGTGTCGACCCCGGCCGTGAGAACGACGACGTCGTCAGGGACTTCGGCGGGGTACGGGCGGATCGCCTTTGCGATCTCGAGGCCGTCGAGGCCCGACGTGGTGAAATCGTCGAAGGCAACACCGCGGACGTTATTCACCCACGTCTTCATTTCCTCAGGATCGTGCCGCTTGGTGAGAAAACTCTGGGCGAGCGTGCGCCAGTTGGCTTGTCCGTTGAAGGAAAGCCACTGCGGTATGTACATGCCGATCCGACCGGGAACTTCCCAGGTCTTCGAAGGACGGTACTCCGTGGTCACGTCGATGAATTCTTTCACCGAGTGGACCGTATTCCCATGAAATTCCACTGGTTCGGGCAATTGGTCGTGTTCGCGGAACTCTTCGCCGCAGGCGGAGCAGCTATACCAGGTGTCGGCGATAAAACCGTTGTCGTCGCGCGTGAACCGGAAGCCGTGCTTCGAGTCCCGGTCGCCCCATTCCATGACCTGTGGCTCATGGCAGTGCGGGCATTGCGTCCACGGATCGGACCTGTCGGACTTCTCGTAACGCTCCGTCGTACGGCATTCGCCCTTGCGCGTCGGCGAGGAGATGAGGATGAGCTTCGGACGCGTGAATTCGCCGCCGCGCTCCATAAACAGGTCGGCCTTGGAACCTTGCGATCCCTTCTTAGGTGCCCATGCCGCGGCGGAATACTCATCACCCCAATTGTGCTTGGAGCCGTAACGGCGGAAGTTGTCGTCGCTGGCTGCGCCCACGAGGCGGAGGACAGCGCCATTCTTGAACTCGATAAGGTCCCAGGAGTCCTGGCTCTCTCCGCGCTTCGGCGCGCGACGCAGCTTCCCAAGTTCGGGGCACATTTCGAACAGAGGCTCGATCCGCTCGCGATAGTATTCCTGTGCGTCCTTGTCGGTGGGCTGCGCGATGGTCACGCTCTCGCCGAGGTAGGCAAGGATATAGGCAGCCATAGCCGACAAAAGGAGAGACATCCCGACGCGGGTGCCTTTTGTAACAACGATTTCCTTCGTGCTGTCGAGGAAGTAGAGGCGGACGAATTCGCGCTGATATCCCGTGAGTTGGAGCTGACCGGCGCGCTCGGTCTTCGACTTCGGCAACTCTATGTTCTCGTACATCCAGGTGATCGGATCGACCTTGGGCGGCGGCTGAAGGACATCGTTCCTAAGGCGAGCAATGCCTTCGGCGAACTGGAGGCGGCATTGGCTGAAGTCGATGGTGACCGCGTCGGCGATCGAGTCGTGGTCAACGTGTCTCATCGCCATCCACCTCGGTTAGCTTCTTGATGGCCTTCAGGGACTGGAGAGCCTTGCGGATGTGCTTGTCGACAATGCCGGAGACGTGGGTCGCGATGGCGGGATCGACGCTCGCGCCGACGGTGTCGGAGATCGACATGAGCTTGGCCTTGATCTCACCGTAGTCGGCGGCGATGAGGTCGAGGACATCGGACTTGAGGACGATGGTGTCGAGGCGCTCGAGCATGTCCAGCTCGGCGACGACGGCCTGAGCCAGAGCCTTACGGCGCTTTGCCTCGTCCTCGCTGACTTGACCGTCGGTGGAGCTGGCGAATTTCTCCGCAGCGTTCTCGCCGGCGCGTTCCTCCAGCCATTTCACGACGTCGGCAAGGTCCAGTTCCCACGCAATGCCGAGCGCGCGATCGCCTTTCGTGACGAAGGGACATCCACGGTCGAGCCATTTTTGGACGGTGTTCCTGTCGCGGTTCAGAAGCGTCGCCGCCTGCTTGACGGATACGAGGCGGAGCTTCGCGGCTTCGCGCCTGGCGGCGGCGGGTGCTGAATCTTCCGGAATTTCGAGAGGGGGTGAGTCGATTTCGTCGGACTGTTCGGCGGATTTCCGCACCCTCGAAGAAGGTTTCTGTCGTGCCATTCGTGGATTTTTCCCTAGAAATCGAATGGCTTCAGGAGATCATGGGCCGTCTGCAAGATTCAAAACAGCGGAGGGGTGCTGATGTTGACGGCAATTTGAAAATTTTTCGCGGAGCGACAGACTGCGGTCGCCAATACACCGCATTCCATGAGATTGTTCAGGGACCCCGGAAATATTTGGATTTTTTGCAGGGATTTACGTGATGGAGACGGGGCTTGAACCCTTTCTTCGGGCCTTTACATCGGCCGTCAGGCTGCCAATTGTCTCCGCCACGGAGGATAGAGGCAGGGCGCAAGCGCCGGTCGTTGGCTTGGGACGTGGGTACCAGTGCATCAGACGGCGCTTGTCTCTGTTGTACTGCTCGGCGGATTCCTCATGCCAGTCCCAGAAGTCCAAGCGGGTGCCGTCGGGGGCGATGAAGAAATTGATATTGTCGAACTCGACGTGGTCGTAGAAGCATGACACGGTCCAGCCGTCTGCTGTCTTGTACTCGACGTCATACCAAGCGTTGTCCTCGGTGACGTACTCTGAAATGCCAGCGCTTTCGGCAATTTCGATCAGGAAGTCGATAGTGTAGCGAGTGGGATTGCTCATGCATCACCCCCGTTCGGCTGAAACAGAGACGCGGTCTCAGCCCACCACGCCCTGTCCTGTGTGTTCTCGGCATCGACTTCGGAAACGTCCATCCCAAAATACTCGGAGGCTTGACGCCGGGTGATAACGACGTCCTGAAGCACAGATGCGATGGCTTCCACATCCTTTACTGGGTGTTCGCCCATCTCGACGGCCTCACAGTGGAAGGTGACGTCGAGCGGGTGGTTCTCTCCATCCATGCGGTACCGCATCGTGTCGGCGAACACGAGGTACGGCGCGCCCGTCTTGGTGAATTTTGCGAAAGCGATCCGACTGTGGGCCTAGTCCAACGAATTCGACATCACCGTAGTCGTTCGAATACCAGGTCTGCCTGACCGTTATCGCGATGGTTTCAGGCAGATCGTACACCTTGCCGACCTCCAGATTGAATTCTTCAGACATCAATCACTCCCTCAGTTGGTGTCTGACATCAATGGTGTGTCCATCGGCCGACCGGCACAAATCGGCCGACGATATTGTTGTCTCTACACCCAACGCTTGCTATGCCGACAAGAACTAGCGAGGAGATAGCAATGCCGACATACGAGTTCGAAGTTCACCAGGTTTCAGTCGCGCCCCACAAGCATTCCTACGAATTCGAGGACAAGCTGAACGGAAAGTGGCTACCGCTGCCACGGGGTGGCAATGACGACGGCACCACAAACCTCGTCGGTTCGTATCCAGAAATCGAGGACTACCTTCTGACGGAATACGGAGTGAAAACGAAGGTCGTGTTCATCTCCTCCTTCGACGAGATGAACTACCGCCCAGGCGGCGCGACATGGACATATAATCGCGCTGGCGGGCTTGTTGTGATCGTCCACGATATCAATCGGGCTGTCTTCAGCATGACGATAACGTTTCCACCGTTCCCACCGATAGCAGGCAACCCCTGACCCGACGGCCGACAGAAAAACAAAACCCCGCCGACAAGGGCGGGGTTTTGTTTTCAATACGGCGGGATCGGGTCGGTTCGTCGGCAGTCCAAACGCGCACGCAATCGCTAAGACAAACGTCGAAAGACTAAGCAGAAAGAGCCCGATGCTGAGAAGAAGCATGGTGATATCTGCCATCCATTCGGAAACATCGCTCCGTTCGAAATACGGAACGCTTCTGATTTCGACGATACGCCTTGGCTCGTCATCAAGGAATGGGTCGGCCTTGGAGGCCTCGGTCATCTTGTTCGGGTCAGGCTTATATCTGGGCTTACTCACGCGCTGTTCCATCACTTTTGCGGGTATCACAGCCCTCACTGTTGGTGGTGTCTGACATCAATGGTGTGACGGCCGGCGGACAGGCACAAATCGGCCGACGGAAAATCTAGGTTGCAGGCGAGTTGTCCGCCGCTTACTAGAAGTGGATTTGTTTCTAGGGGGAATTTTGATGCTTGGCGTAAGTGATGAACTGAGAGAAGAAATTGAGGCGCTTAGGACAGATTATCTGGCGCTCCTCGACAAGGAAGAGAAAGAGCAAGTCTACCAGAAATACCTTGAGGCAAACACGCGCCTGATCCCGAGGGAGTTCGTTCAAAACCACGGTATTTCCTGTCGCGTAGTCCTCCGGAAGCTGTCGCTCGGGTCTGACTACAAGTCCGATTTCTTCTTTCTTTCGAAGTCCTCGACCCATTGGAATGCGGTACACATCGAGATCGAGAAGCCG